ATTGTTAGCTTTTCTATAAATATCCAATGATTCAATAGACATTTGCATTAATGGTCTGAAGTCATTAGAGGTAATTTCTACATTGATAGCTTCTAACCAATCGGTTGGTAAAGATATATATTGTGCATCTGCGGTTGCGGTTGCTCTTTTAACTTGATCTGCAACGCGTAATCTTCTATTTAATTCGGCTTCGGTATTGTCAATGAATATATCTATTTCAGATGTTAAATCTGATCTGTTTAGATAATTCGCTATGTTTGTTTTTAATTCGCTGTATGTCATAGTTTACCTTGCCATGTTCTAAATACTTTATTGTCTGAATTGTTTAGCCATCTTTTCCATGCTTTCATATCGTTAGCCCATCCTTCGCGACAAGCTCTTTGATAAACTACCAATGGTACTTCTGCAACATGACGGAAGTCTTTGCCTGGTTTTACATATTCTGCAATGTTTTTACAATGCTCTATGACTGGCTGAACATCTTGTGTGGTGTGATACACAAGTTTGTCATCTTCTGTGGCAAATTCGTGTGTATAACCAGTTTTATGATCTATTAATGTTTTTCTAGCCATATTGCTTTTCTAAAAGTTCAACAACTTTAATTTTATCATTGACTTTGGCTATTTGACTAATAATTTTGAGAATAAAAAAAGGCGGGGTAGAAATTAATCTAACCCCACCTCATCCCGATCAATTAAGATACATTAAGGTCTGCGACAATACCATGAGCAGCTTCGTTGGATACTTCTAATCCATACTCAACTACGATCATTTTTGTCATAGCGTCACCTATAGTTGCGATATCAACAGTTTTGAAATCTCTTAGGTATGACACTTTAGCAAATTCAGGATCTACTAGAAGCAATGATCTTTCTCTTGATCTGTTTGATGGAACGATTTTAAGTTCACCAAAGTCAGATGAATAGATAGATACTGAAGCCTCTACTGTATTTGAATCTACAAATTGTCTTGCTTGTGATCTACCTGTGAAACCAGAAATAACTTGTTTGTTATGTGGGCCACAAATAGCCAATGATGGTTCGCCACCATTGGTGAAGCATAGTTGTAGAACATCTTTAAGTAGATCTTCAGATAATGCTCTTTGAGTTCCATCAGTTGGAGCAGCTCCGCCACCTGTTGAAGAACCACCAACTCCTCTTGAATCGTTTGAAGTGATCCAAGATTCAAAGCCGCCAGTTACCCTTGCAGTTGAAGCGTTACCAGTTGTTTTAGCTCCGTTCTGAGAAAGAGCTTCTTCCATATCTCTCTTAAGAGCTTTAGACATAATAGCAAGCTGGTGAGCCATTTCTGATCTCTTACCTGCTGGGTCTGAAGACTCTTGAGAGCCTGTTACTGTTGCATCTCTTTTTGAGATCATACATACATTACTTTGCCTTACAGTAGCGGTAGCAGCTGCTCTTGAAAGTTCAAAACCCTCAAGTTCGCCACTTGCACTAGGTACAGGTAAAGATTCGGTTTGCCAATCAAACACCACATTTTTAACACTTCTTTTGCCGATTGAGGACATAAAGGGAGTTTGCATTGGGGAGATGTTGTAAATGATATTACTTAAATCTTCCCTGTCAGCAGTTGCGGTGTAAGTATCAAAAGCGTTAGTTACTTTTGCCATGAGTTTACTCCTATATAAAAAATTACTTTAACATTTGTTCAAAAACTTTGGCTGCATCTGATGTTTTACCAGTTTTAGCCAACCTTTGTTTTGCTCTCTTTGCTGGTGCTACCGATTTTATTTTAGTAACTGCGCCTGGTCTTGCAACACGAGCTGGTGCTTTTTCAGTTGGTTTTTTCTTAGTTGCTTGAACAGTTTTATCATTCAACCAAGCATTACGCAAACCAAGCAAAGCTCTATAGTCGTAGATCGTATCCATTTCTTGTGCTGTGTAGCCAAGAGTGTTGATTCCGTAATCGCGAATAGCTAACTTTTCTTGTTGGGCGATTTCTGGATTCTTCCATTCTGGAACAATCTCAAGAAGTTTTTGTTGTCCGTATTGAACAAACTGTGCTAATTGCTCTTGCTGTTTTTGATAGGCCTCTTGTTGAAGCCTTTGGTTTTCAGCTTGAGTAGCTTTTAACTTCTCTTTTCTTTCATCCCAAAGTTGCTTTTCACGAACATAACCAACAGGATCATCTTCGTACAACCTGTTCCAATCAGGCTCGTTGGCTAAATCAGCACTTAATTGTGCTTCTAGTTTAGGTAACAACTGAGCATAGATTGCATCTCTTTGCGCTAACTCTTGTTGCTGTTGCTCAATAATTTTTCGTTGTTGAGCTAGCTCTTGAGTTTTACGCGTGTAATCTTGCTGACGAGAATATCCGCTTTGGAGTTCATCTAGGGTGACCTCAACTTCTTCTCCGTCAATCTTGACCTTGTAAGAAGTGGGTTGCTGTACTTCGTCCTCAACCTCGTTTTGTTCTTCATCATCAAATTCATCATCGTAATCAAATTCGTCATCTGATTCAGTATCTTCTTCAAGATCAACTTCTTCAGTTAACTCATCTTCATCAATGACATCTACTTCGTTTATATCGACTTCTTCAACTGTATCCTCTAAGGGAGTTAAGAAACTCTCAAAAGCTGAAGTAGCTTTTTCATTATCAGTTTGTAAAGCAGTCGGTTTATCCGTTATTGCCATAAAATACTCCTATATTGTATTTTTATAGTATTTTATACGAATTGTTTATAAAAAGAAAATATCAGACTATGTTTCTGATTTTGTTTATGTAGGATTGGGTGAGCTTTCCTTTTTCAGCTACGATTCTTAGGTGCTTTTCTATTTCAGATAATAATAAGATTGACTTATGTAGATGCTCTCTACTATTCACATTATCTATATCTTGATCTTTTAACCAAGCATCAATATAAGATTGTTTTAGGTTTTCTAAAACTTCTTTAAAGATTTCTGAATTTAATATTTGTTGAGCTTGTTCAGCCTTGACTGCTTCTTCGTGTGTTATAGACATTAAGCAAATAATCCTGTTGGTCTTGGTAACTTAGGAACTCCAATGCTAGGGGTTGATTCTAATGCAGCTAGTCTTGCTTCTATATCAGAAAGACTTATTTGTGGAATACCAGATATTGCTCTATTAATATCTTGTTGAGTTACAAATTGAGAAACATCAGGCATTTGCACTTGTGGCAATGATCCAAGTATATCTGATCTTAAACCGCTAATATCTTGTTGAGTTAAGAACTGTGATGTATCTATTTTAGGAATATTTAAAGGGATGTCTTTTAACAAAGAAGGCAATTCTTCTCTGCCAATAAACCTAGAAACATCTACTTGTGGTGCTTGTGGTAAACCAGCAAGAATGTTTGGCAATTCTTGTCTACCAATAAATTGTGAAGCATCTATTTGTGGAATCTGTGGCATTTGTACAGGCGGAATAAAAGAAGGTACTTCTTCTCTAGTTACAAATTGAGATACATCTATTTTAGGAATACCAAGCAATTCGCCAATGCTAGATTTAACAGATTCAGGAATAGTAATTTGTGATAAATCTATTTCAGATAATTGTGATAAATCTATTGGCGGAAACTGTGGAGCTTGAAAACCAAATATGGTTGGCATCGGTGTACCAGTTGGTGCATAAGGCATCATTGGTTGTGTTGGCTGTACAGGCTGTCCCATAGTAGCGGGTGGCGTAGGAAATACTGGTGCTACATCTCTTGGTAGATTAACTACATTAAGATCAGCTTGTGTATAACCCATGGGTTGTTCTGGTGAAAAACTCATACCAGGTGCTACTACTTGTTCAAATGGCATACCGCCAGCAATCTGCTGTGCGTATGCTTGACCAGTTGCTATTGGGCCAACCATAGAAGAATATTGAGGTGTGTAACCAGTAAAATTTAATCCGCCACCGCCTATAGGGCCACCGCCATATACGCCTCTTTGTGAACCTACTAATGGGATTCTATTAGCAATAGATTGTCTTATTTGTTCAATATCGTAACCTTTTACAGGAAAGCTAAAATCTTCTTGTAGTAATTCGTCTGTTGGTATTGCCATATTAATCTGTTATTAGTTTATCTATTTTAGCATCAAGTTTATCTAGTTTATCAAATATTCTTTCAAACTCTATATTGAAGCTGCTTTTGGTTACATACTCTTTTGCTATTTCTTCTCTAGTTTTATTAATTAAAATGCCGAGTCTTTGTTGTTCAGAATGATGTGCTTTTAAAACAAAAAAGATTGGTGCAAAAACCAAGCTGATTATTACATTCCAAAATATGACTGCATCTTCCATATCAATACCAATCAGTAGCTCCAGAGATGAGGTCTTGGGCGACCATCTTCCATTTCTCCGATATCCAAATGTATAAATCTTCCATCGCCTTTTTGATTTACTCCAATACCTTTAAAACCATGTGCTATACCCTTGTATAACACTTCTATTGCTTTTTCGTGGCTTACAGCAATATCTACTGCAATACCCTCTGCGTGCGTGCCTGGCTTACTTTTCTTTGCTTCTATCGGATGCTCTGGGCATCTGTAGCCAGATGATATAACTAGGGGGAATCCCAAGTCATCACGCAATAATTGTAGTTTATCAATTAATTTATGATTTATCTCGTTTTTGCCACAATGTTTGCAAGCAAATTCTTCTAATTTAAAATTCTTCCAGCTCATTTATCGTTACTCGTATTGGATGCACCAAAATAAAAAGATATAACAGCACTAGCCAATCCGCCTAAATAACCAAGCACAAGGTTGATTAATGCTTCAGAGTTTTGCTCTGGTGGTTGTAAAGTTACTAAAAAGATATAACCAAGAAAGCCACCAAGTGTAGCAATACCCATGATCCTAGCAGTCCAATCTTTATTAAATTTAGATCTAGCATCTTGTTTGTCTTTAACCTCTAAAGCAAAGACATCAACATCCAGCTCTTTCATTTGTTTTTCAAATTCTTGTTCTGCTTTTTTAAGTTCCACTAATTGTTCTGGTGTAGCAGTATTAATAGCTTGTTCAATCTTTGCAGGAGTTGGCTCTACGCCTAATACTTCAGCAATAGCATTAGCAGCAATACCACCAACTGGGCCACCCAATGCTGTTCCTATAGTTGGCAATAATGGTGTTATTAAATTTTTAATTTTTGCGAATTTCATTTTTCTTTTCCTTTTGTACTGCTTTGCTTTTTATTTGTAAGTCTTTCTTTTCTAAATACTTTTTAAATTCTTCAAAACTTTTAAACTTCGGTTCGTTGCTCATGTAACTTAATAAAATACTCCGCATCTACTAATGCCAAAGGCTTAGTGTTATTTCGTTTTATTATAACCAAAGGTTCGTAATCTTTACAGTTGCTACACGCTTGTTCGTATGCTTTCCAAACATTAACTGCTTGTTGGTTTTTACATTCTATTGAATAGGGGAATTGTTTACGGGATTGAACGCCCATAATGATATCTTCGCCAGATGATCCCATAGGGCGTGATTCTAAATCTTCTTTGTCAAAGCCTAATATTTCTACTAGCTTATCGACCACCCATTGTTGGAGTTTTCTGCCTTTAGCTTTGGCAGACGCTGTTTTCATTTTTTCTTTTTCTTATAACCAGATGCGTAAGCAGCTTGGGCTTGTTTAGCAGCTCCGCTTTTAGATTTGTAAACCTTGCCTTTGCTACCCCACTTGTAGCCACCTTTTACTTTCTGGATGGGCATTACTTGTAGCCTTTTTTCTTAACTACCTTTTTACCTG